TTAGGGATTTAAAACACAGTAATAAAATTAAGACAGATGTAATACATATGTTAAAATTAAAGAAAACGCATTCTAGAGTGAAAATGGTAACATTAAAAAATATGTGTATGACTCAATGTGCTTTTTTATATAAGAATTATACTAATCTTTTTAATAAATTATTCAAAGGAGATTTAGATATAACAATATTAATGAATTTTGTTAATATATTAAAAGAGATAGAAGATGGAGAGTTAGATCAACATGAAGGTTCCGTAAAAGTGGGTGAGATATTAAAAAGCTTATATATAGATAGCGTTTTAAAAGAAGAAAAGAGAAAAGAAACTAACGAAAAAAGAAAAAAAACTAAAAAAAGTAAAGTAAAAAAGGTTTCGTGGAATGATTATAAAATGATGAATGACAATTAATAAATTGAAATATAATAAATATAACTAAATTTATTATATTTATATGAAATTAGTAATTGTAGAATCTCCTGCAAAATGTAAAAAGATTGAAGCTTATTTAGGTACAGGATATAAATGTGTAGCAAGTTTTGGTCATATTCGTGAATTTTCAAATGGTTTAAAATCAATAGATACAAATAATAATTATAAGGCTAGTTATAGAGCGATACCATTAAAAAAGAAATATATAACTAATCTTAAAAAAATGATAGATAAATCTAGTGAAGTTATATTAGCTACAGACGATGATAGAGAAGGTGAAGCAATAGCTTGGCATATTTGTATTCATTTTAATTTACCAGTAGATAGAACAAAACGTATAATTTTTCATGAAATAACAAAGAAAGCTTTGAAAAATGCGGTGTCTAATTTTACATATTTAGATATGGATAAAGTATATGCGCAACAATCAAGGCAAATATTAGATTTAATAGTAGGATTTAAGTTAAGTCCATTATTATGGAAATATATTTCACGTAAAAGTAAATTATCAGCAGGTAGATGTCAATCATCAGCATTGAGATTGGTATATGATAATTATAAGGATTTATTGGAAAATAATGAAGGAACAAAGAAATATGATACGGTTGGTATTTTTACAGAAAAATTAATAGAATTTAAGTTAAATAAACATTATACAAAAATAGATAAGATGTCAGAATTTTTGGAAGAAAGCGTTGAATTTATACATATGTTTTTAGGTGTAAAGAGGCAAATATTAAAAAAGACTCCTCCTAGTCCTTTGATAACAAGTAGATTACAGCAATTATGTAGTAATGATTTGAATTACAGTCCTAAACAGACTATGAGAAGTGCTCAAATACTTTATGAAAATGGTTATATAACTTATATGAGGACAGATAGTATGAAATATAGTGAAGAATTTGTAAAAAAAACTCGTGATTACATAGAAACAAATTATGGAGTTGAATATGTTAGGAAAGATATTAATAAATTGTATGAAGATAAAGAAAAGAAAAAAGGAGATAATGCAACACAGGATGCTCATGAAGCAATAAGACCAACAGATATAACTAGAACGTCAATAGTAGTATCTGGTTCAGTAACAGTAAAAGAATTGCGTGTATATTTAACTATATATAAAAATTCGTTAGCTAGTTGTATGTCAGAAGCAAAATATAATAAAATAACGAGTAAGATTAGTGGTCCATTTGAGAATGAGTATGTAAATCAAGAAGAACAAATAATATTCAGTGGTTGGAAAGAAGTTTATGGTTATGAAAAGGAAAATGATAATTATAAGTTTTTATCAAAATTAAAGAAGGGAAGTGAAGAAAAATATCATAAAATAATTAGTAAAATGTGTATAAAAAATTTGAAACATCATTATAATGAATCAAAATTAATTCAACTTTTAGAAAAGAAGGGTATAGGTCGTCCTAGTACATATTCTAGTTTAATAAGTAAAATTCAAGATAAAAAATATGTAGAGAAAAAGGATGTTTCTGGAGTGGAATTAAAATGCACAAATTTTGAGTTAATAGGAGATGAATTAGAAGAAAAGGAAGAGAATAATGTATTTGGAAATGAACGAAACAAGTTGGTAATAACTCCAATGGGCGTTCTTGTTATAGAATTTTTATTAAAGTATTTTATGAATATATTTGAATATGATTACACTAAGATGATGGAAGATAAGCTAGATAAAATTAGTAAGGGTGATTTAGTTTGGCATAGTTTATGTTCAGATTGTGATAATGATTTAAGTGTTAATATGAAAAAAATAAAGGAGAATAGCGGTATTCGTATAGATGATGAACATACATATGTGATAGGTAAATATGGTCCAGTAATAAAATATGAAAAAGATGGTGAAGTAGAGTTTAAGAATGTAAGGAAAGATATAGATGTGAATAAGTTAAAGAATGGAGAATATGAATTAAAAGATTTATTGGTAAATAATAATAATAAATCATTAAATAATGTTTTAGGTAGATATAAAGATAATGATGTGATATTAAAGAAAGGTCGTTATGGCTTATATGTTAATTATAATAGTAAAAATTATAGTATAAAAGGACTTAATAAAGAAGAAGATGAAATAGAATTAGAAGATGTAATAAGTTATTTGGATGGTAGTAAAACTAGTAGTGGTAATAAAAACGTGTTAAAACAGATAAATGAATATGCTAGTGTTAGAAATGGTAAATGGGGTCCATATGTATTTTATAAGACTAGTTCAATGAATAAGCCTAAGTTTATTAAAATACCTAAAGGAACAGTTTTATCAGAAATAGATGAAACGTGGTTACAAAGTAAATTATAATTTAATTTTGAAATCTTATATTAGCTAATCTTCTTTGTTCTTCTTGTAAAGTTCCAATTTCTATGATAAAGGATACAGGTAATGTATTAAAATCAACAAGTAATCCATCATGGTATCTAAATTTAAATTTAAGCTTGTTCATTGATTTAATAGGAGGAAAATAATTTTTAGAATTACATATAAACTTAGATGAATTAAGATTAACGATAGTATAATTATTATTTTCATCTCTTACCATAGTTGGTGAACTTTCTAAAGGAATGGGTATTTTAGCGAAAACACTATTTACTTTAAATGCTAAATCATTATTGTAAGTGGAATTAGTATTTTCAGAATAAGGTTGAATTTCACTAATATAATTATGTCTATCTAACTCAAGATATATTGAATTATATTGTAATATATTGAATTGATTAGGAGAATCAAGATAATGTCCTGACGCTAACCATTGAGTATCTTTATTTATAAATTTTAAGGGAGTGGCTGTAGATGTAGAATTATATTGTTTTTTTTCAAATCCCAATATAAATCCTAATCCCCATTTAGAATAGTTATTGTATAATATAGTTGAACAATTATCATATGTAGGTTGATAATTAAAAGTTAATGTGAATGCTGAAGCAGTTGAACCAAAACTAAATTTATTATTTAATTTATTATAAACTACAACGAAATTAGTATTTCCAACAGCAATATTCATAGAATTAGTGATTGACTTTGCTAAATCAGTAGCAGAATAAAATCCATCAGCTAATTCAACTTCATATTCGGTGCTACTGTATGTAAATTTAAATTTAGTATTTTGAAATTGAGATGATATATTGTATAAGTTCATAGGTAATGAAATATTTGTTAATTTGATATAATTAACATTTTGTATATAATTAGGTAGATTAATTTCAAAATGATTAGAATTTTTCCATTTTCTAATATCTCTATCATTAGAATCAATAGAAATGAATTCTTTTTGTAAAACATAATTATTAGATTTAGGTATTATATTGTAATTATTCTGCATATAATAAAATATTAGATATTAATATTTAATATTTTTAAAATTAAAGTAATAATATTATATATATGAATAAAAGTAATTTAACAATGATAAAATATTTAATGTATACGCTAATAGTAGTTAGTTTATTAATTTATTTATTATTAGGGGGGACTGTTTTACATATAGAAAGCTGGTCATATGGATTATTATTAACAGCAATATCATTAGGTTTATTTCTTGTAATGTTTAGTTCAATATTAGAGAATGCTAATAGTAATGTAGGTTCTGAATTCGGTATAATAGGTAAGATAGTAGGAACATCAGTTAAAGTATTAGTAAATATGTTGGATGGATTTTTAATAATAGGTCAATTAGTTTATTTAATGATGTTAAATAATAAACATGGAAATATTTTTATGAGTAAGGTTAAGCCAGATAATTTTTCAGTGAAGATGTTATTAATAACATTGGGTTTAATAGTTCAAACTATGATGTTTATTTACAAACACTTCAATAATGGAAATATTTATATATCAATAAATGTGATAGTAAGTTCATTAACAATGTTATTAGTATGGGATTTAAATAATGATTTGAGTAAAAAGTTGGTAGATAAATATAAAGTAAATTAAATGATATAAAATCTGAATGTTATTCCATATTGAGAATTCGAAACCCATAATCCAGAAATTTTAAGTAAAAAATTAATATTATCATATGTAGTATAATTTTGAAATCCTTCAGAATATAATTTAATATATGAATTAGATAATTGTTCTGAAATTCTAAAAGTTTTGGGTGAATTAGAAATTCTATAAAATTTTTCTAATATTTGGTCTTCAATATTAATAATATTTTTTATAATATTATTATTATATTGATTATTTTTAAAAATACATTTTAGTTTATTATAATATTTTTCAACTTTAATATCTTTAATATTAAATTTAATGAATATTCCGTTAGTATTGAAATAATCATCAGAATAATAGAATCTATAGAAATAACTATCATCAATGACATTATTTCTAGTTCTTTCACTTATGATAGTATTGTTTTTATTAAATTGTGCGGTATTTAAAGCTATAAACATTTGTATATTAATTTTATAAATTGTGTTTAAGTCATTGTATTTAAAAATAAAACTAATGTCATAATATTATTTTCATTAACTTGAGTAATATTTATTTTTTTATTTTCAACTAGAGTTAAGAAGTTATTACAATTATTAATAGATTTTATCAATGAATTATATTTAATGATAATATTTGATTTCCATAATTTATATACTATCGGATTAATTTCCTTTATTTTTTGTAATTTATTTATAGTTTCATTTAAATCATAATTATCCATATTAAAATATATAGTATAAAAACATTTAAGTATATATGTATTAAAATATATTATATGAAATATTCTTCTACAAAGTTTGAAGATTATACATTAGAATTAGGTAGATATGATTTACATGAAGAAAAGAAAGAAGTTTATAATAATTTGAATTATGATAATTTAATATTTTATGGTCCTAGTGGAATAGGTAAATATTCTCAAGTATTAAATTATATTAATAAGTATAGTTCAAGTAATTTAAAATATGAAAGAAAAATTTATGTAGAATATTCTAATAAAAAACAATATTTAATGAAAATAAGCGATGTTCATTTTGAAATAGATATGGAATTGTTAGGATGTAATGCTAAGGTATTGTTTAATGAAATATTTCAAAAAATAATTGATATAGTTTTAATACGTGAAAATAAAATGGGTATATTAGTGTGTAAAAATTTTCATAAAATCCATAGTGAATTACTTGATATATTTTACAGTTATATGCAAAATATGAAACATAAAAATTTAAAACTCAAATATATATTATTAACGGAACACGTTAGTTTTATTCCAGATAATATTCTAGAACGATGTAAAATTATTTCATTTAATAGACCTACAAAAACAAAATATTCAAAATGTTTTAATATTAACATGAATGATATAAAGTTGAATGAAATAACTAATATTAAGAATTTATGTAATAATATAAATATTTTTAAGAATCCTAATAAGAAATTAGTGACAAAAATTATAAATTTAATAGAAAATTATAAATTAATAAATTATTTAGAGTTTAGGGATATGATATATGACATGCTTATTTATGAATTAGATATTTTAGATTGTATGAATGATATAATAATTTATTTTATAAATAATAATAAAATAAACAATGATAATTTGGACAATATACTATATGAATTAGATAAATTTTTAGTGTATTATAATAATAACTATAGACCTATTTACCATTTAGAGAGAATTTTATTATATATATGTATATCTGTTAATGAGTTATAGTGGTGATTATAAAAAACATTGTGATAGATTGGGATTAAACTATGATTTTAGTAATCAAGAATTAAAACGTATATATTATAAGTTAGCACTTATTCATCATCCGGATAAGTCAAATGATAATGGTGAAAAGTTTAAGGAAATAAATGAATCATATAATTTTTTATCAAATAGTAAAAAATACGATACTACTATGAATTCTAATACTAGTTTTTCAGAATTAATTATAAATATAATTAACTCATATGATCCAAATTTAAGATGGTCTAATGTTTTTATTAAAACTACTATAGAAAATATAATAAAACATTGTGAATCATATTCAGAAAGTATATTTAAGGAACTTACTAAAGAAAAATCAATAGAATTATATAATTTTTTTCTTGAATATCAGGATGTATTTTCTATAGATAAGGAATTATTAGAAAGAATTAAGATAATTGTTCAAAATAAATTTAAGAATGATAATATTATATTATTAAATCCTTCTCTCGAAGATTTATTGGAAGATAAAATATATAAATTAGAAATAAACAAAGATAAAATATATGTTCCGTTATGGAATCCTCATATTGAATTTAATCATTTGGATTCAACAATTCTAGTAAAAAATATACCGGAACTTCCAGATAATATAAAAATAGATAAATTTAATAATATTCATATTAGTTTAGTAATAAATATACAAGAATTACTAGAAAAAGGTAATAAAATAATAACTCTTTATGGTGAAAGAAGTTTTACAATATATGCTTATAATTTACAAATAAAAAAAGAAGTTCAAACAATTAAATTTTTACAGAAAGGTATTTTTAAGATACATAAAAATAATATATTTAGTAATGAGAAAAGGGGAGACATTATATTTGAAATTAATTTATGTTAATATATATTATATGAGTAATATTAACATAAATAAAGATGAATTATTGAAAACAAAGTTTTTATTTCAAAGATTAAAACAAATAATACAAAAACATAAAATAAAATCTAAAGATGATGAATTTTCAAAACTTATATTTGATAAAGTTAAAGAACAACACAATATTTTAAAAAGGGAATACGGTGATACTAAAAATAATCCTATTAAAGAAAAATTATCTCAAAGTTATAATTCAATGAAATTATTTTCGGATGAATTAAAATCTTTAAAGAAAGCATTAAATGATGTATCAGATGATAAAGTTGAAAAACATATAAGCGTTATGCAGGATTTAAATAATTATATTGATGATTCTGAAAAGCGATTTAATAATGAGAATAAGAATAGTGGATTAACTGGTAAAATAGGTAGAGTTAGTAAAAAAGCGTCATCAAAATTATCTTCAATGGGAAGTGCTATAAAATCTGCTATACCAAAAATGAAAAAATCAAAGCCAGAAGCAAAACCAGAACAAGAAAATCCAGATTTAACTCCTGAAGCAACACCAGAACAAGAAAATCCAGATTTAACTCCTGAAGCAACTCCAGAATCAACGCCAGAATCAACGCCAGAATCAACGCCAGAATCAACGCCAGAATCAACTCCTGAACCAGAAAATCCAGATTTAACACCAGAACCAACGCCTGAACAAAATCCTAATAAATCGGTAAAACCTAAACCAATAACGGAAGATCCTACATTAAAAAAGATAATAAAAGACAAGGATATATTAGTAGTTCATAATGGAGAGAATGGAGATAATGCTTGTTGGATAAATGCTCCATTATATGCTATATTATCACATAAAGAAATAATGGAAGTGAATAGTTTTATACAAGATCCGTCTGATGAGAACATCACAATTAAAAATCATCAAGAAATATACAACAATTTACAATTATTAAGATATACAGCTGGAACCGGAGGTTGGATGAATGATGCTTATTCTGAGTTATATGAAGAAATGAAAAAATATATTGGAAATGATATTACAAAATATGGTGAATATGGAAATGCTTATAATGCTTTAGTATTATTTAAAGATGTTATATTAAAGGGACAAAGCAGTCAAGAATTAAAAATAGAAATCGTTAATTCAGGTAATATAGATGATTTAATAAACTTCCATGGAGATAATTATGAATTATTATCTTTTGTCACTGGAGTGAATTGTATAACATCAATTGAAAATATAGATGTTAATCAAAAACAAAACTACGGACATTATATATCTTTTGCAAAAGTCAATAACGATAATTGGATTAAAGTTAATATGTTAGATAATCCTAATAGTAAAATTATTGAGAAAAAAGATATTCCAGAATTGACGCCTTGTAAGGAAGGAGAAATGCGTCAATATTTTGGAGTATTTAAAAAAAGATTGGATATTAATGAATTAGAAAATGAATTAGAAAATAATGAAGATAAGAAGGAAAAAAATATATCTAATATAGAAGGTGCTTCATTAGAACTAGGAAAAATTCAAAAAAACAGTGATGATGAAGTATCTAATAATTCTGGTGTTGAAACAGTTGTTAGTGAATTAAGCGATATATCAGAAACAGTATCTCCAACAGATATAGAATTAGAATTAAGTGAAGATAACATAAAACCGCCTAGTGGAGTAGAATCTGAAACAGATGATATAGAAATTCGTCCTCCAACACCGCCATTGAAAGAAGATAAAGTTCCTACTCCTCCTGCAAGTCCATCTAGAAAATCACCACGACGTCTTTCATCAGCAAGACTTCCACCAATAATAAATCCTGAATCTAAAGAAGAAACTCCAGCGGAAAAGGAGTTAAACAAAAAGTTAATTACATTCCAAAAAAGCGTGAATGATTTAATTGAGACCTCATTAAGACTTAAAAACATAGAATTTACTTCTTTAAGTGAAAATAAGAAAGATATAATATTGGAATTAAGAAAAAATAATCCATCAAAGGAGGTTATATTTAAATATATTGACGATATAACTAGTTTTGAAACTAATTTCATCGATACAGAAAATGATGTAGATAGATTAGATAAATTTTTAGAAAAGTTGAAAGATGATATAATTAGAACAAGAATTCGTATGATGTATGGTATTCAAGTTAAAGATAATAATGATATAGCATATTATTTTAGTGATATACTTAAAATATTAAAACAAATGAAAAAGGATAAAGGTGAAAAGAGAGTAAGAGGAACTATAGGTAGAAATATTAAAGAAGTTGTTAAAAGTAATAATGATTTTAAAGGAGAAGATAAAGGTCCAGGTATGAAATTAATAGTTCGAGCAGTTATAGCGGAAATGAATGAAATAAATAAATTATTTACATTGTATCAAGTATTTGCTCAACAATTAAGAGGTATTAAGGATATACTAAGTAATATGAAAGGAGAAGAAGTATCTGAAATAGATGATGCGTTATCATTTATTAATAAAACGGTATCAGATGCTGATGTTGGAGGTAGAAGAAAAACACAAAGATTAAGATTGAAATTAAAGAAAAAGAAACATCGTAAAAAGACTAGAAAGAACAGAAAGAAAAACAGTAAAAAGAGACGTAAAAAACATTGAATTAAAATTTATCTCTCCCAAATTATTTTTAAAGAGTTAAAAAAGTTTTAAAAAAAATAAAAATAAAAAAAAAATTTATATTTTATACGTATAGTATAAAACATGAAATTACTATTAAAGAAAACATTACTATTCATATTCGGATGTTTATTAGTGCGTAGTTTATTGGTTTTATTATCGTATAAAATCAATAAGAAGTATTTGCCTATATTAGGATACATAGGTATATTATCAGGATTGGGTTTTATAATGATATATTTAACCGGTTCAAATAAACGTGGAGCGACATTTAATCAGAAAGCTTGGTGGGATATATTAAGACCAATTCATGGGATGATATATATATTGTTTGGGTATTTAGCAATCAATAAGAATTCAGAAGCATATAAAGTGTTAATAGGTGATGTATTATTAGGACTAGTATCTTTTGTTTCATATCATTATATATTATAATTGATAAATAAGTAATTGAAAATATAAAACAAAAAAAATTATATATTAATCTTTTTTGACGAGATATAATACAAGTCTAGGAGATAACCCTTTTAATGTCTCAATATAATAATTACATAAATGTATATTTTTTTTCCAAAGGTGCCATCCACACCAATTTAAATATAAATCGTGTCTATTAATATGCCATATTCTATTATAATCAAATATATATTGTTTTATTAACTCCCATAATTCATTTGGAAATTCCATTTATATAAAAAAAATAATAAATTAATTTTAAATAATTAATTTATTATTTATGTTTTAAGTTTATATTTAATTCTTCTTTTTAATCTTTCTAACCTTCTTAACCTTCTTCTTAACTGGTTCTGGTTCTGGTTCTGGATCCTCTTCTTCTTCCTCATCATCATCATCATCATCGTTAAATGTTGGACCGGAGTCATCATCATCTACTTCAGTAGTTTCTGATTCCTTAGCCTTAATCTGCTCTTCCATTTCCTCATCATCACTATCATCTAGCATCTGACAAGTTCCACTTCCTAGAAGCCTAGCGGGTGGTCTGACCTTAGCCTGAAGAAGCTGCCAAGTTACTCCACATCTACCGCCAGCAAACCAAAGACCAGAGCATCTAAATAGACCACTTAGATGAGATGCCTTAGGAATGAAATCAACCGGAGTCTTATCTGGTAGAGACGCTCCATCCTTAGGAGGAAGATATAGAGGAGAATTATCGGCGTGATTATAAACTTCAGTGCTAGTGAATTTACCTTCCCAATAACTCAACTTGAGCTTTAGACTAGGAGGACGCTCATAATCAGGTTCTCCGCTATCATCCTTCTTCTTAGGATACTTAAGAATAGGATAGAACATCGCATCAACTACTTCTGCGCTCATCTTACTCTTTCCAAACCATTCCTTACAATAACGAACGCAATCTTCCTTAATTTTCTTTTCAAATTTCTTAAGATTAGCCAACATTGCTCTAGTTGCGCTAGTCTCATTCCTAAAATCCAAACTGAGGTCATATGATACCCTTCCGCTATTTTCATCAACTCTTTCATTTACTCCCCAACACAACATAAGAGGAAACTGAAGAACAATAGGAGAATTTTTAATAGTGCATGAAACATTCTTTCCACCTCTCTTATTTACAGAGGCTGGCTTATAAGAAACTGAATTTGCATCAAAGTGCTTTGCTTTAGTGATAAGATCTGAAACTGAAGACATTATATTTATAGTTTAATATAAGGGTATTTCTTTAAATCAATTTAAAAATTAAATTCGACTTTCTTCGAGAAAATAAGTATTTAAATATGTATGTGCTTTTATAGTATTTTCCCTTGTGAATCTAATGTATTAATTCTTGGTTTTAAAACATTGTTAGAACCATCAACTACATTAAGTGTTGGATTTATAGTATCATTAGGAGTAGATTTAATTGTATTATTAACAGATTGAATAGTAGATACAGCATTGATAAGTTGATTACTTAATGTAGGTTTAGTATTAATATCATTATTTAATTGAGTATTTTCAGAAGGTATTTTTATAGGTTTTGGTTTAAATTCTTTTTTCTGAAGTAATTTTTTATTATAATCAACTCTTGCATTATGAACATCTCTTTCAACCATTTTTTTAATAATAGCCGCATCATTATCATTATTTGTATTATTTAATTTAAGTTTTTCTATTTCATTTGTAAATGATTTTTTATGCATAGGATATGGTTTCCTTTTTAGCATAGTGTTTGCTTTAGGTGACAATTTATCATGATTAATTGATAATTTTCGTGGTTTTTTCTTATATTCTGATATATTTATTTTGACAGAATTATTAGACATATCTTGAACATTCTGAGTTTTATTTCTTTTTATGAGAAGTAAAATAACTAAACCAAATCCCAATGTAGTAATTGATATAACAATAGCAGCAATAACTCCACTAGTAGTATTTATATCAGATTTTTCATTTTTTCGAATGTATGAAGTATAGTTAGTATTATTATTAGTATAGTTAGTATAGTTATATTTTTTTACTTGTTCAATATTATTTTTGATATTATTATTGATATTATTAACATTATCATTTTTCAAAATATTATTAGTTTTATTGTTAGTTATATTATTAGTTTTATTGTTAGTGTTATTGTTAGTTATATTGTTAGTTATATTGTTAGTTATATTGTTAGTTATATTGTTAGTGTTATTGTTAGTTATATTGTTAGTTATATTGTTAGTTATATTGTTAGTCATATGATTAGTTATATTGTCTATATTTTGAGAAATAGAATTATTCAATACAGATATATTAGAATTATTTATGAAATGATTAAAAGTATGATTACTATAATTATTAAAATATGATATATTTGTTAAGTTATTCGTATGAATATTATGACTAGAGTTAGTTATATTAGAATGACTATAGTTAGTTATATGTTTTTTCTTGTATTTATTATAATCAGGGGTAGGTAAAATATTTTTATTATTATTTTGAGATGAATATATATTATATGGGTCATTAATACACATATAAATATCAACTGTATATATTGGTTTATCACCTATTTTGTTGGTCATACCCCATAATTTAGAACAAGAATTACAATCTAATGAGAAAGCGGTAGTAATTAATGAAAAAAATATGAGCGATAGTATCATCATAATAAATTGTTATTGTTTATCTTAAAGTAAAAATAAATTAAATTGTTATATATTTAAATAAAAAATATAAACAAAAGATGATAATAATAATTAATGACAAGTCTTATAAATGTAATTGAAGATTTAAAGAAAGAAGTAAGTAATAGACAGAAAGACCATAATCTTCAAACTTCACCTGTAAAATGGAGGGAAGAATATTTATATGATGAATTGATAATAAGTAAAAAAAAGAGGAAGAAAGTTCCTAGTATCGAATTTGAAATTCCATCATATAATGAATATGAAAATATCTTAATTCATAATTATAATTTAAGTCAATTAAAATCAATATGTAGATTTTATAAACAAAAGATAGGAGGAAATAAGAAGGAATTAATGAAACGTATTTATAATTATTTAAGATATTCAATGTATAGCATAAAGATTCAATCGTTATTACGTGGTAATTTAGTGCGTAAATTATGTAAATTAAAGAATATTAAATTAATAAATAAAGCAATAAATGATACTGATTTTTTAACTTTAGATAGTATAAAAAATTTAAAATTTGAAGAATTATACTGTTATAAAGATCAAGATAAAAATAATTATGTATTTTCAATAAAATCATTGTATAATTATTATATAAATATGCCTAAGAACAGTGTAATAAAGAATCCGTATAATAGAAAACCAATAAAAATAAAACTAAGAAAGAAACTAAAGAAGATTCGTAAAATAAGTAGGATATTAGGATATAAAATAAACATGAGTTTAAAAGAAGAACAAGATATGTTATCTGACGCAACAAAATTAGAAATAAGAACAACAAGTATATTTCAAAAAATGGATGAATCTGGTTTTATAACAAACACGAGTTGGTTTTTGGATTTAAATAGTAGAAAATTAAAGAAATTTTTCAGAGAACTATTAGATACATTTAGTTATAGAGCTCAACTATCAAACATTCAAAAGAATCGAATATTACCAAACTATGCGATAGTATTTTCAAATGTAAATGATAATCTTTTCACTAAAGATTTGAATATAATAAGAAACAAGTTATTAAAAGTAATGAATAGTTTTGTTAGTGATGGTATAGATCAAGAATCAAGGTCATTAGGGGTATTTTATGTATTGGGTTCATTAACAACGGTTAGTTATGATGCTGCGTTAACTTTACCGTGGTTATTTGAATCATTTGCTCATTTATAATATGTTTTTAAATAAAAAAAAATATATTATAAAAAAAGAATATGGAATTGAATTTTTTAGATGAATTACGCATTAAAAAAAATAATATATATTAAGAAATGAACTTAAAAAGAACTTAATAATAGAGATTATAAGATGCCAAAAAAGAAAGTATCGAAAAAATCTACTCCTAAGGACTCCGCAAAGGAGACTACTACTTCAAAGACTGCTGCTCCAGCAGCACCTGCAACTGAGACTCCTCAGGTTGCGCCTCTTCAGGAACAGTTTGCTCAGTTGCTCACACAGCTTTCTGTCCTAAGAACACAGCTTACTAGTGTTACTAGTCAGGTTCGTGCTCTTTCAAAGCGTTCTGAGAGAGAACTTAAGCAGGCAGCAAAGGCAGGTCGCAAGAAGCGTAAGACGGGAAACCGTGCTCCAAGTGGTTTTGTTAAGCCAACTAGGATTAGTAAGGAGTTGGCAAAATTCCTTGATAAGCCCGAGGATGCTGAGATGGCAAGAACAGAGGTGACTCGTGAGATTAATAACTACATTCGTCAGCATAAGCTTCAGGATCCTAAGAATGGTCGTCATATCCTGGCGGACAGTAAGCTCCGTAAGCTATTGAAGCTTAAGAAGGATGATGAACTTACTTACTTCAACCTTCAGCGTTATATGAGTCCTCATTTTGCTAAGGCAGGACAGAAACTTGCTAATAGTTCTCAATAAGTAAATAATAATAATTAGATAAAATATTATATAATAATATATAATATGTTATTACCAAAAGAATGTGAAAAATTAATATTGAATTACTTAGGTATAAAATATAATAAAAAATGTCGAGCAACTACACATTTAAATAAAATCTGTTCGTGTAAATGTAATAATAATATATTATGTGATAAACATAAAAAAATGTTATTTAATAAAGATAATAGCGGATTAAAAATAATAGGAAACATATCATTGTTAATATTAAAGTTTATTTATAAGTATAATGAACCAAAATCTCATTTTCTAAGACATAAAATAAAAATTGGAAGAAGATGGGATTATTTCATTTTGAATTAATTTATTCAAATACTTATTTTACGAATATAAAATTCTCTTTTTCTAATAAACCGTATAACAGTTCTTTATTATAAGTTTCATTTTCTTTAATACTAAATGCTATCTTATTCTTTGATAAATTAAATATATTAAATATATTGTTTAATTTATCAATATTATCCTTATTTAATTCGAACAATGTTTCTTTAAAATCTTCATTCATTTTTAATTTCTTATATTTATTGTAATAATAGAATATATTCTTATCATTATCATAATAATCTGTTCCTGCAAATATACATAGCCATTTAAAATTATTCATTGACATATTTAATTTCAATAATATACTGTTTATATCATATGAAAGACACGTATGATTAACTATATCTAGATGTCTTATTATTCTAGGACAACCATACGCAAATAAATCCATATCATCACTAATTATTGTATCTCCATATTTATTATGAATTAAATACGCACATAATTCATCTGCCTCTTTTTCTGCTTGATAATAAGATACGCCATAATTATCTAACAATAACTTAACATTTAATATATCCTCTTTTGTTATCCTAGTAAATTTTTTCTCTAATTGAACTAGATAATTTTTCATAGTATCATTTATAATATCATTACTCTCTATTATCTTATAATATTCATACTTTGCTGATCTTTTCTCTTCACGTCTTTTTTTTAATTCATCCATTTTTTCGATTCCAGCACGACCGTCAAACACAAAAATTGGTCTTATATTATAATGTTTAAATACACTACACATCAAATAAATATTAGTTAATAATGATTTTTGTATTTTATATTTATATAAATAAATACTAATATCTATAATAACAGTAGAACCTCTATAACTTTCCATATGAGTTATGTTAATTGATTCTGAACAATTAAGTTTAATGAACTTACCTAACATTTTTATTCCCATATAATTTTTATTATTAATACTAATTTAATATAATTAATAAATTTCAATTTAATTCTATCATGCTCATTCTTAAATTTAATAACTTATAATCTGTTTTTTTTAAATATACTTTATCCAAATTTAATTCATTTAACATTGTTTTACACATTTTCAAAAATTTTGAAGAATTATGTTTAGATAATATAAATAAAAAAAACGAATGTATATTTTTTGGAGTTTTATTAAAATCTAACATCGCAGTATTATTATTCATACACCATTTTACAAAATCATTACTAAAATATAACAATAAACTTTTCAAAATATAATAACAAAATACATTTGTTTTTTCTTTATATAAAATCTTACTAATATCATTCTTATTTTTTTTACTGAATAATAATTTATAATTTAAATCCATAAAATCTAAAATTTTTACACATTGATATATACTAAATACTTTCTCTAATTTAATACTTAATTCTGAATATAATATAAAAGTATTAATATCATTCTTATCATCTAATAAATAAAATGAATTAAAACAACTATTTAATATAGTTGCCCATACTTCATTATAAGTTTCACTTAATTCACAACTAATATTTATATTAAATAATTCTTTTATTTTTTTATTTAATTTATTATTTTGCCGTCTCATATTTACAAAATCTAAACATAAACAATGAAATAATTCATGAATTAATACTTTAAACCATTCTTCTTCTCGAAATACTAATACTTCACCATTTACTGAACAAGATATTGATACGCCGCTATTACAATTATTTTTATCTAAAATCTTAATATTGTTTTTTGGAAGAACTTTTAATGTTTTTGTTAAATATAAATAAATATTCAGATTCTTTATTTTTAAATTACTATAACTTAATAACAAACTTAACAAATTTAATATTTTTTCTATATCTTTTAATCTTTTTTTATTGTCAAAATGTAAAACATAAATATTTATATTAATGTTGTTAATAGTTATATTATATATACTATAACTTTTTGATTTATCTTTTATAAATTGTATAGTGTCAGATGATGAATATTGCGATGACAATAAATTACTTACTGGTATATTCATTCCATGAATTACTTTTTTATTAACATATTTTAATTGTTTTTTATATGTTTGACATAATTTATGATTTATTAAAATTTCCTTGAATATATATTTTAAATATTTTTCATCATCTTTGTTTGTTAGTAATGGTAAATATTCTACAAAATTATTAAATAGAAATTCACTCCACTTTCCCATATATATATAAACTATAAAGTATTTTTTATATATAATTTTATTTATTTATTATGTCTAGTCCATAATTCTCCTTCTTTCTGTAAATTTAATTTTTCACCATGTACTCTCTTTCCTAATTTTAATTTATTTGATAAAATATTATACATAGATAATGTATTTTTTGACTCAGATACTTCTAATAAACTAGGTTCATAATCTTCTACCAATAAACCTATACGTTTACTAGTTGTCATTACTGTATTCATTCTAATACCATTGCGTATTTGAGGATTTTCAAAGAAATCTACATCTATAGAAATAGTATCATTATTATAACGCCATGAAATAGTAGCTGTAGTTTTATGTTCCCCTTTAAAAAGTTCTGTATTATCTCTACTATTTTTAAATTTAACAGTAAATCCATCTTTATTATTTGTATTACATACTTTACTTTCCATATCTAAGTAAAGTTCTCCTATTCTAGTATTAATATGAAATTTTGAATAAAAATATCCATCAGTGACTAATTTTGCTCCATTGTTATGAGCACTTCCTATTCTTTCAATAACCCATTTAGTCATTTCTTCTTGGTTTTCTTTTGAAAGACTATCTACTACACCAGTAATAAATGTATTTTTATCAGCATATAAACAATAATTAGCTGATTTATCAGGAAGTTTGTATGGATTTCCATTAATAGGAAAAACATAAGGATCTGCGGCAGTTATACCATCATTAGTTCCTCCCGTATAAATTCCTCCAAAATAAAATGTTATTCCATCTATAGTTGTCCATTGACCATCTCTATATCTAATGTTATATAAAGGTAATGTATCGCTATTATTTCTGAACATATATTCTTTAGGATTAATACTCATAACTTTAATTTTAAATACTCTTGAACTGGTTCTGAATGTAGCTAGATCATTAAGATTATTTAGATCAACATAAATACCTTTTTTTTTATTAACTATTTCTACATTTCCCAAATTAATTTCTAAATCATTAGCAGGTTTATATACTTGAACAGTTTCTTTTATAGGTTTTCCTACTGTAATATCTAATGCTATATCTTTACTATTAGTTATAAATGTATCTTTAGTTGGATTATTATTCCATAATTTATTAATAACTTCATGTCTAATTTTATGAATTTTTTTATTATTTGGAGTAGTAGTTAGTTGCTGATTAACAAAAGTCACTACAAAATAACTTCCCATCTTATCGTCTTCAGATGATTGATAATATAATATACCCGGCGTATTTTTATTAGGAGTTATCTGAACAAATGAATTAGTATTTCCAGGAGTTCCATTATAAACTACATCAAATTCATATAATTGAGTCTTTTCAACATCAGTATAAAATTTCATAGTATGTGAATCATTGGTAGAATCTTCTTGATTAAATTTATATGTTTTTCCTACAATTAAATGTAGTATAGGAGCTTCTACACCGTCTATATAAAAAGTTTTACTACTTCCTTGCCCTAAATACAAATTTTCCGAAGTTTTATCATTTACAGTTAATATACTAATAGGTTCTACTTCAGTTCCGCTAACAGAATCCGGTAAATAATGAATATCATCACGTATTCTAGCAAATAATAAATGAAATATACCTGCTTCAGGAATACCTGAACTAATATTATCTAAATAAACACTACCTATGTAAAATGTTGCTCCACCTACTGTAATTTGTTCTCCTTCTTCTCTAATATAGTCAATACTTTTATAATTTACTTTATATAATTCTGGTTCCCCATCATCTGTAGCATCTTGTGTTTTACTAATAGAAACATTATATCCAGTATCAATATCAAAAACAATAGGTTTATTTAATTTATTTAATTCAACATATAAACCAGTATCATCATCTAATTGATTATCATCTCCTACTACACTAATAGGTTCTGGATTATCTTCTTCAACTTTAAATACAATAACATTCTGTTTAATTTCTCTTCCAGAAGATACGGTATCTTTAAATGTTTTATCTAATCCAATATCAGTCGCTGTCATTTGAATTTTCTTTTCTTCATTATTCGCAAATAAGATTTTAAGAAATTCTTGTCTTTTAGAACTTATATTTTCTTTAGTTTCTTCAACGCCATCTTCACTTTGAACTATAGCATTTTTAACTTCAATAGATATATCCGCTACTTTTTTACCATCAGTAGTTTCAGTAGTTCCAGTTGAAATCATAGCTTCTACTTTACTTTCATCCATATTAAATGTTTCTTGTAATCTTTCCTTAGAAATTTTAGTTATAACACCACTTAAGGTTGGATTAAAAAAATTTCCAGTTGTTATTTCATCATCAACATAATTATTTAATGGATTTCCAAAAATAAAATAATTAGATTTAACTTCAGAAGACCATCCAAATTCATTATTAGCGTGATTAGATGATAAATCTTTACTAATATTCCAATTTGTATTTAAAGTATCATTAAAAATATATGAACTTCCTAAATCAGTTGACATTTTATTTTCTATTACAACGTGCATGTCATCAGTTGATGAATTTTCTGCAAATTTAAAGAAATTCGAGTTTCTATTATTTAATAATGGTATTATATCATCCCAATTAATATTTTCATCTTCCGCAAATAAAGTAAAATTATCATTTAAATTTTTATTTGTAGTAATTACAGAATCTCCAACTACTGAGTAAGACCCATTAATAATATGAGTATTATTAAAATTTATACTAGTATCTTCATAATCATCTATCTTATTCCAGTTATCATCATTAGTATTTTTTTTATACATACATAATCCACCTTCATATGATATTGTATCTTCATTTATATCAAATGTTTCATCAAAATATGCTATAGAAGCTAAATTATCTTTAATATGAATATTATAACCAAATCCATTCAAATCAATATCTTTTATTTTTTGTATAGTACTCCATTCATCATAATATTTATTTGTAGAAACTATATTAATAGTTTCAGCACGTTTTAAAACATGAACTTCATTATTTTTTGTATCTCCTAACATCGCAAAATTGTTATATAAAGCTAAAGAATCGAATTTAGATTTATCCGAAGTTGTATTAGTTAATCCTGTTCTAATCCAATCATCATTAAACACAGACGATTTTTCATATATATATGCTATTCCTCCTCTATGATTATTTCCTTGAAATCTTATATTTTTTACACCAACTATTAAATAATTTTCAAACATCGAAATATAACTATTTATTTTATGAGCATTATCCCAACTATTTACATTAATATCTGGACTAATTATTTTTGAATTATATATCCAATTATTTCCATTTGTATCTTTTTTATATAAAAAAATTTCACTTCCATATATTACATCCTGTGGATTTTCAACTGTTTCAAATCCTGGCGATTTAATAGCTAGCCATTCTCCATATATTTTAATATTATCAGAATAATATACATCATTATTCCAAGAACCTGTAGTAGTTTTTATTATAGGAATTTTTATATTTTTTATATCATTAGACATTGTGTATAAAATATACTATTATTTTTTCCTAAATTACATTTTTTTTCTCACATTTAACGCAGTATAAAATTATAAATATTTTTTTAGGCAAATAATACATCAAAATATGTTTAAATAATTATAATTTTACACCTTTATAAGTTTATAAATTAAATAATATTATTATTTTTGTTATTAATAAAATTATTTATACACAAAATTATTAGATTTTATGACGACTCCATAATTCTCCTTCTTTCTGTAAATTTAATTTATCATCTATTACACGAGTTCCATTTTCTACATTACTTAATAGATTATTATACATCGATACTTTATTTTTTGATTCAGATACTTCTAATAAACTAGGTTCATAATCATTAATTAATAAACCTATTGATTTGCTGTCAGATAATATAGTATTCATTCTAATACCATTACGTATCTGAGGATTTTCAAAGAAATCTACATCTACAGCCATTAAACATTCATCATCTTTCCATGAAATGGTAGCAGTAGTTTTATGTTCCCCTTTAAAAAGTTCTGTATTATCTCTACTATTTTTAAATTTAACAGTAAATCCATCTTTATTATTTGTATTACATACTTTACTTTCCATATCTAAGTAAAGTTCTCCTATTCTAGTATTAATATGAAATTTTGAATAAAAATATCCATCAGTGACTAATTTTGCTCCATTGTTATGAGCACTTCCTATTCTTTCAATAACCCATTTAGTCATTTCTTCTTGGTTTTCTTTTGAAAGACTATCTACTACACCAGTAATAAATGTATTTTTATCAGCATATAAACAATAATTAGCTGATTTATCTGGAAGTTTGTATGGATTTCCATTAATAGGAAAAACATAAGGATCTGCTGATGTAATACCATCATTAGTTCCATTAGTATAAACTCCTCCCAAATAAAATGTTATTCCATCATAAGTCACTGAATGACCATCATGATATAATACACTTGATAAATTTCCAGTTCCATCGCTAGTCTTTATTTGATATCTTTTATTAGGATGTTCTGCTACTACTTGAATTCGGAAATCAACTCCACTTGTTCCACTAAAAATTGTGTATTCTCCATTAGCACTTATATCACCATATACTCCTTGATTTTTATTTATATTACCAGCAGCACTAAGATTAATATTTTGATTAGCTTTAAAAACTTTAACATTCTTTTTAATATTTCCAATTCCAGTGCTTTCTCTTATTCCTAAAAATTTAGTTGTAGTTAATAAAGCTGATGCGGTTGGATTACTATCCCATATACTTTTAAGACCAGCATGTCTGCTTATACGAATATTTACAGGAGTATCTATTGTTGTTATTTGAGAACCTGCGCCAGTAGTTGATGTAGTAGCATAAGGAATAAATAAACGACTAAGATCCATTATACCTCCTTCTGGAACTCCATCATTATCTCCATTTGTGTATAAACCTCCAAAATAAAACGTCATTCCTGCTACCGTTGCTAATTCACCATCTTTAAATGTTTTATCTAAAAAGTTTGAATTATCTGATACTTTTTGGAATTGATATGATTTTGGGTTTTCTGCTGTCACTACTACTTTCATATCAAACTCTCCTATTCCCGTTAAATTAATAAAGTCTCCATTATCACTTAAATCAACATAAACGCCTTGGTCTGATTTGAGGACATCTTCTTTATCAGCAAGATTAATAGATAAAGCACTTCCACCACTCTTACTAGCTTTAAATACCTTAACTTTATCCTTAACAGATACTTCAGTGATAGTAGTATCTAAAGCTAAATCACTAGTTGTTGCTATTAATGATGTTGATTCTGGATTATCATCCCATAATTTCGCAAGTTGTTTATGTCTATTTTTTCTAACTACTGATTTACTTGCTTTAGTATTTGTTCCTTCTACAAATCCTATATTTAATGATGCTAAACTAGTAGTTTCATTAGAACCCGCTTTAATACCGTCATTTGTTCCATTAGTATAAACTCCTCCAAAATATACAGTGACATCTCTTAATGTAGTTTTATCACCATCTTTAAATTCTCTATTTGAAATATTAGTGTTATTAGTTTCTCTTACTCTATATGTTTTTGGATTAGTTGCTGTCAATACAACCTTAAAGTCATTTCCAGATACACCTGTTATAGTAATAAAATCATTTACGTTAGTTAAATCTGAATATGCTCCTTGTGTTCCAGAAATATCAGAAGCATTATCAGAAATATCAATACTATCATATGTATCACTAGAATTACTAGATCTAAATACCTTTACATTTGTTTTAACAGATACTACTCCATCATATGTTTTGTCTAATCCTAATTCATCTGTATTTGTTCTTAAACTATATGTTTCTGGATTTGCCTTCCATATTTTGTTTAATTCTTCATTTCTCTTAGTATCAATAGCACTATTTGTAGCAACAATAAAGTTATCTCCAGTATAAGGAATTTTTAATGAACTCAAATCAGTTATTACATTCTTATCCATACCTTCATTGGTTCCATTAGTATAAACACTTCCAAAATATATACTAACGCCTCTTAGAGATACTTTATCGCCGTCCTCATAAGTATGAGAGTATAAGTTTGACGTAGAGGTTGGATTTTTTAATTTATATTGTTTTGGATTTTCTTGTGTTAATTCAATTCTGAAATTATCACCTCCTACATTACTGAATGTAATAAAGTCTCCATTATCACTTAAATCACAATAAGCACCTTGTGTTCCTGAAATATCATTTTGAATGTCAATTGAATTATTTCTATGAACATTGTTATAGTTGTTATCTTTAGCACATCTTTTTACTGCTATATTTGTTTTTACAGAAACAATACCTGAAAGAGTTGTATCTAATCCTAATTCATCGCTTTTAGCTCTAATTGACTTAACATCTGGATTCATTCTAAATAATTTTTGTATTTCATTTCGTCTCTTTAGATTAATTTTATCATTATCTGTTTCTGCTGTGACTCCATCATTTTCAAAAGGAATCTTTAAGTTATCTAAATCCGTTAAAGCAGTTGAATCTATACCATCATTTGTTCCTGAACTATAAATACCCACACCACCTTGAGAACCTCCAAAATAATATGTTTTTTCTCTAATAGTAACACTCTCACCATTTACATATTCTAGTGTAAAATTCTGATGAGAAATTGTATTATTATTATTTACAGCATCATATTTTGCAATTCTGTATTTAGGTGGATTAATTGATGATAATCTAAAGGCAAAGCGAACTTCAACGTCATTATCACTCCATAGATTTGAGTTAAGTCTACTACACGTAAAATGAATGTGGTCATTATTGTCGCTTAAATCAGCATAAATACCTTGGTCTGTTTTTATTGTATCACTTGAATCCATATCTATTAAATCATATTTATCCTTATCATCGCCATGTTCAAATCTTCTAAAAACTTTAACATTTGTTTTTGGTGTAATTCCAGAGACAGTTGTATTAATTCCAATATCAGATGACTTTGTAATAAAACTAAATCTACCTATGTTAGTCTCGAAAAGTTCAACTAATTTCCTTATTCTTTTTTTACTAATTTTTTCGTGGTCTGTTTCTAATGTAGTTTCATCATCTTTAAAAGGAATCTTTAAGTTATCTAAATCGTTTATACCATCTCCAACACCTTCATTTGTTCCATTAGTGAAAATACTCTCTCCATCAAAATAAAAGCTCATTCCTCTGTAAGTAAAAAACTCACCATCAACAAAATCTTTATCAGTTGGATGATCACTTCCACTAATAGCTAGAACGTTATATTTATTTGGAGATTGTTCAATTAATCTAATTTTGAAAGCCATATTATTATTATAAAAGTTTGAGTTGTTTACACCAGGAACATGTTGTTTTATTTTTGCATCTTTGTTTATGTTTTTAATTTTAATATATAAAGCTTGTGTAGATGTTATATCATAATTTGGTGAATGAGCACTTGTATTCATACTAAGATCAATATCTGAGTGGTTTGTTATCTGTCTAACCTTAACATTTTCTTTTATTGAAGATAAACCAGAAATTGTTTTATCAAATCCTAATTCATTTGTTTTACATATAAATCCATAGAAACTAATCTCTGGATTTAATCTATAAACCTCATCAAGTTCAGTTATTCTTTTAGTTCTTATAGCACTTTTTTCAGCAACAATAAAGTTATTTCCAGTATAAGGAATTTTTGCTAAACTCATATCAAATAACATGTTATTAGCTAAAGCACTTCCATCTTCTAAAATAGTTCTATAAGTTTGAATACCAACATTACTAGGGTCTATATACATTCCACCTTCATCAAATTCAACAGATACATTATAATTATTAGTGTAATGAAGGAAGTTAACTACGTCACCTGGTAAATATTCAAGGGTTCCGAGCCCAGCACTATTATATTGATATTTTTTGGGATTTTCACTAATTACTTTTATTTGCAAGGTATCAACTTTACCTATATCATCATTATTACTTATATCTATATAAATTCCTTGTGTTCCAGACATATCAGCATTCAGATTCGTATTAGTATTATTTGAATAAACAGCTACTGTATCTCTTGGTGTTAGTGTTTTCATCGTTTTATCTAATCCCAATTCATTTGATTTACAAAACATTTTATTCAACAATGACATTCCTCCATTACCAGTTATTGTCATAGCTGAACCAATAACACTTTTTAATGTATTTTTTCTTTTCTCAACTATAGCGCTATCTGTAGCAACAATAAAATTATCTCCAGTATAAGGAATTTTTGTTGAACTTAAATCAGTTAATCCTTCTGTCTTAGCAACACCAAGTCCGTCTTTATCAAAAACCAGTTGTCCATCTCCTAACAAATGAATCGCAACTCCATTTAGTGAAAATGAACTACCATTTACTAAGGAATTTGAAAGACTACTTGGAGTTTTTTCTCCTGAAGAAGATGTAGTATTATAATATATCCCCCATCTCTCTGGGGCTCCTATATTTCCATTGTATTGTTCTCGTTTTATAAACCATTGTTTTGTTCCCGAAATGTTAGGTAAATTAGGAAAATTTCCTGTGTAGATTCTTGTGTAAATACTAGTGTTAGTAGAAGACAATAAAACATAGTAGTTTTTATCATTATAGTTTGTACCATCCATAGCAGGAATATTGTGATTGCTAATTTCAAAAGCAGTTCGTGTTGCATCATTAGATGTTTTGAAATTAAAAGATAAATCTGTTGAAGAACAATCAAAATATGTAGCATTTGGGGCTTCTTGTTTTAATTCGTTAATAATGTTTCTGCGTTTAGTATTAACGTTATCAATATTATTTTCTAATGTTCCATCATCTTTATATCCAAATTTATAAATAGACAAATCATTAAATGCGGCATGTCTTAATCCTTCCATTGTTCCGTGAGAATAAACTCCTCCTTCTGTAAAATAAAAAGTTCGCCAATTAATATCTTGATTTCCAAATGAAACTTTATCTCCAGCTCGGTATATATGACCGGAATTGTAATAAGTTATGGTCTGTCCAGCAGCATAGTCGTATCCCTCATTAAGTAGATTGTTATATGAAACAGAATTAGTAACTAATTTATATCCAATTGGATTTTCTTCACAAACAACTATAGCAAACCTATAGCTAGTCGAATTGGTATTTCTATACATTTTTGACACATGAATGTAATCATTATTTGAACTTAAATCAAAAAATACACCTTGTGTAGCAGATATATCATATCTCATTTCCACTTCAACTGAACGAAAAGACCCTCTTCCTGCTTTAAAAACTCTAACATTTTGTAAAGGAGTTATTGACCCTAAACCAGCTACTCCTGAGTTATCTATAGTTTTATCTAATCCTAAATGAGCTGATGTAGTTGTAAAATCAGTCGCTTCAGGATTCGACCCCCATATATCATCATTTAATTTTTCGTGTCTTTTTTGATTAATTTTTGCCTTATCTGTTTCTACAGTTGTGTTGTCATCTTTAAATGGAATTTTTAAACTATCTAAATTATTCACTACATGTTCTCCAGCATCTATACCTTCATTTTCATTTGATGTATAAAGACCACCGAAATGGAATGTTTTATTTTTATATGTCACTTTATCTCCATCACTATATAAGAAATCATATATAGCACTTTTTCCATCTGCGCTTTTAATTTGATAACGTTTTGGATTTACTTGGACTACTTGTATTCTAAAATCATCAGAACTATCATCGGTAGTTCCTTCTATCTTAATAAAATCTCCATTATTACTTAAATCAGCATATCCTCCAAGATTATTACTTAAATCACTTGTTGCACTTGAAAGATCCATACTAGTTAAACTTGGTTTAAATACTTTAACATTAGTTCTTACTGTTGTTGAATCTACTGTTGAATCTAATCCTAAATCTACAGATTCAGTTAAAAATGTTGTAGCACCAACATTTGAATTCCATATTTCATTTAATTTTTCATGTCTTTTTGCGTTAATTTTACTATCATCAGTTTCTGCTTGGTCATTGTCATCAAGTGTAATCTTGAAACTATCTAATTGATATATTCCGGAAGTGATTCCTTCATTAGTTCCATCTATGTAAGAACTTCCTATATAAATAGTTGTTCCATTAGCAGTGATTATATCTCCCGACTCTTTTATTGTTGAATCGTTATTATAAGACACCGTCCATTGATCAACATCGCCATTACTAGAAGCATCTTGTGTTTTTACAATTTTCACATCTGTTAATCCTCCTACATCTAATATAAGTTCATCATCTATTGTATCTAACTCAGAATATACAGCTGTATCTGATGATATATTTGATGAAATTTGAATAGCTTCTCCTTCATTCTTTTTAACAACAACAACATTATCCTTAACCGTTTTATTGGAAAATGTGTCTGTTAATGTTTTATCTAATCCAAGACCCGCACTAGTAATATCATATGTGGATTCTTCTTGGTTATTAAAAAAGAGAATATTAAGAAAATTAGTGCGTTTTTTACTAATATTTTCTACTGTATCTTCTTCACCTCCAGATGTTTTAATAATTGAATCTTTAATATCAGTACTTATAGATACTGTATTTCTACCACCTACTTCAGTTGAACTAGTATTTTTCATAGCATCTACAATAGTTGATGATACAGAAAATGTATTTTGTAAATCATTTGCTGCATTATTAGCTAACTCTTCAAGATGACTATTAAATTTAAAATAGTGTTGAAATCCCCCAGTATTGTAGTACATATAAAGTGTGTATGTTCCAGACCAGGGATTTTCTCCATTATCACTTTCTGAGTTCGGACTTAATTTATAATCACCGGTATTATATCCATTAACAGTATCCCCAGGCGCACTATTTTGACTATGATAGATTCGTGCGTATGTGCCATTTTCTATACCTGGACCTGTAATAAAGTAGCCGCTTTTAATTTGAGGATGACTGTCATTACTTAAATAGTCTATAGAAGTTATGGTTAAGATATTACTATCTTCTGGAATACTTCCTTCTACTGTTAAATATGGAATATAGATATTATATCTATTACCTCCTTGTGTTGTAAGTATACCCTTTTCTGTGTCGAAATCAAATAATGACTCGTTTACACCAGCACTTGGCTTTGTTGTAAAGGAGGCTCTCGTGCTGCTTGATGTGAGACTAGGGTTTATTTCATTTTGAAGTTTTGTTAAACTTAAATTATCGAATCTATTATTCAACATCGAACTTTCAAACTGTAATTTTTTTGTTTTAAAATTGAATTTAAGGATAGATAACACAGAACTTATATTATTTTTTGCTGGATCGGTATCTGGCAATACATTTCTTCCACTCCATATAATTATATAGTCGCCTTGAATCATATTATTTCTATATAAAGAGGTATTCCAATTTGAATTGCTTTCATATCGCATATAAAAAACGTGTCTAAATTGTCCAGTATATAATTTAAATTTATCATCGTCATCTCTATACCAAAGTTCTACAAGAAAATACCTTGCTCTTGCGACAAGCATTAATTTATCAGTAGCGCATAGAACTTTGGGTCTTGAATTACCAACATCAGCGTTTGATATATCTTGTATTAACCCCCAATTATCATTTCCACCTTCATTTTTTTTATATATTAATATGTTCTTGTCTCTAGAAGGAGGTTCCCAGCTGGAGGTGCTGCTGGACACGTTCTTTTTGGATGAAGCTATTATTATATCATTCTGTATTAAAACCATATCCATAGTATCTGACTTTATTCCATCTCCAAGAGTATCATTGATATCAATTATTTTTTTTAATCCCCAATTGTCAGGACCACCTTCATCTTTATAATATACCCAAATCCATTTGTAGTCGTTAGGGCTTCTAGCATGATTATTTGCTACTAGAATATTTCCATCGTCATTTAATAAATTAAAATTATAGTAATAAGCTGAGTTGTGTTCGCCATATGGCCAATTACTATTATTGTTGGACACCGTATTTTCACTAGGATCCTTTATTCGTTTCTTAAATGTCCATTCATCTACATTTTCTGTTTTTTTAAATAAAAGTATTTCTCGACGAATTACTGTTCCGCTTCCACTAGTTTTGTTAATATCAAATTCAGCAACCGCAGCTATATAATCATTTTTCATTGTAGCATACATTATTTTGCCTTCAATATCAGTGTCATTTAAATATGAGGCACTAATATCATATGTATCGGGTTTTATCATTGAACATACATTATATGATGGATCTTGTAAAAAATTATCTGGTCTTTTAAGAATGAATATATATGGCACTTTTTTAGCATTAGTGCTTGTATCAATACTATTTACTTTCATAAAATAATCTTTTGTTATTAAACTTCCTCTCTCAGAAAGATTCCCGGGTTTCAATGTTTGGCTTGGCGTTTTATATACCGTTTGTGAAGAAATATCTTCAATTGGGATGTGAAAATCAACATAACTTAAGTCGCTAAGATGTCTATGAGGTTTAGGCCAATTTTCGTTTTTATAAGCGAAAACGTATAGATGAGTTTGTTTCATCTTGTTATCGGGATTACCAGTGGAGGGGTAAGGCATAGCTACAACAGGAGAATGAATAATATTACCATCATCGTGAAACATATACTTGCTATATTGTATAGTATATGAATCAATACTATCTTTCACATTATTGTAGTGATTGAAAGCTGTCTCGGAACTAAGATGATAAAGTGCATATCCATCTTTAAGAATTTTTAGTGCACTTTCGTAATACGAGCTACTTATTGTACTCATTGAAATCATTTCGCTTACTTGTTCTGGAAATTTACCATCATTTTGTTTTTTCCATATAAAGAGAAAGTATCCGTTTGATCTCATAGGTGCTGAATTATATCCGTTATAACTTCTTGACGTTGCAGGTTTCCCAAAAGCATAAATTGTATTATTGCTACAATAACCACCAAAATTTAGGGTGTAATCTGGATGTATTTTTAATCTTCTTAAAGGAGTTGTTCCAAGTGGCTTTTCCTTTTCGCCAGTAATTCCGTATACTTGTATACATCCCCCAAATTCAAGGTCGGTTTCTGTATAATCGGTTTGACTAGTTGACCTCTCCGCACTAACATTTACATATAAAAATTCATCTTTAAAAAAAGCCCTGTTGATTTTCATACGTGCAATAGTTGGCACATCATTACTACCAGTCACGATTCTACCTTCACCTGTTTCATTTTCAATGTAAGATTGTTGAGAGGAATCGTAAGTTTCACTATCTACTAATTTTGCGTAATGTATTGATGCTGTAGTGCCCGTACCATTTATATATCCCACTATATGTGTTAATTTATTATTATTACTAATATCATTATACTCTAAAGCACCATAGACCATATAACTTAAAGTTGTGGGACTACCGCCATTATTGCTGCTGGACAAATATTGTCTTTTCCATTGTGTGCCACTCCATTTCCAAAGGTATAAGCGCCCATTCCAGCCGCTATGTGTCCAGAGATAATCTCCAGCAATTGTTAGGGGTTGGAAAAAATTATCGCTGTTATTTGGTCTAGTAGGTGCTTTGTTATTGTCAATATGAACATAACTTCCATTTTCGTCTCTACTATAGATT